GTTATCAGTCTCATTCAGAGTGAATGGTTGATCAGCTCTACGCTTCCTCAACCTCAAGTATAAGTCATTTTCTCTAGCATATTTCTTTGCTTCATAAAATCCACCATTAACTCTTAGGACACCGTTTGAAAAAGATGATGTCACATTCATTGGACCAATGTACATGTAGTGAATGGGTCCACCCATCTTCTTATTACCAACAACAATCTGTTCCTTAAGACTGTCACTAACCTTTCCATACATATCAGGAAGATTTGACATACCTTCAATAAATCCTTTGTCCTGATATTCTTGAAGTGCTGCTTCTAAGAACTTTTTGGTGAGTCCAGGTGCCGCTTCTTCAAGTCCAGAGATACCACCTCCAGCAATACTAGGAGCACTTTCTCCTTTGTTCGAGATATTAATCTTAGTCGTTCTACCACCTTTCTTAAGGGTGATGATAACATCAGTATAAGGTTCTGTTCCAGCAGAAGATCTACCCTCAAACTTTTCTGCAGATACAACACCACTTATCCTCGTACCATTCCTTCCTACGATGGTAAAAGGTTGTGCGTTATTCTGACCGAATCCACTGTTGATTGCAGTAATCAGTCCATATTCTTGACGTTCTGCAGCAAGTCCTGCCATTATACTTAAATTACTTTTAAGTATTTAGAATGGAGAATAGGAGACTCGAACTCCTGACAGCCTGCTTGCAAAGCAGGTGCTCTACCAACTGAGCTAATTCCCCAGAAAAACCAACCTATTTAGTTGGCGGAAGGAAGTTGACCAAGTTTGTTGAATCCAAACTTTTCTGCCTCTTCTTCCTTTTTAGTTGCACGAAGTTTCATGGCAAGAGTACAAACGCTTTCCATAATCTTAATCGTATCTTCTACGCTGGCGGCGGGAGGCATACGACTTGCAACGATATCGAAGAGAGGAAAGAAGACATCAACTGCCTCTTGAACTTCTTCGGGTTTCAGATGCTTACTCATAGTGTTTGTTTCCTATGTTCGTATTATAGTACTAGTTTCTAGTGTTGTAAAGCCTTACAGTTTTCCACCAACAACACCGCTGTTCACAACACGAGTATGCTCATGAAGAGTTCCTTCCTGAAGTTGCTTTAGGTGCCATCTCGTCATCGTGATTACGCCATCTCTGGTAGCGCCGGTAATGAAGTGGGCACCATAGGGATTCTTCAGGACACTCGTATACAAACCAAATCGTGTTACCTTAATGTAGAATACATCATCAATCCACTCAACATCATCGGGAACGTTCTTCTCCATCGTTCCGCCGAGGGATGTCTGGAGACTGTCTCTTTGTTCTGTCATTTTTAAGATCTGGGTGTGGTGCGTATAGTGGTCCTTGATAATCTTTCTTTTTTATCACACGTCACCTTCCTTCCGATTCTCGGAATGGTGAACATCAAACTCTCCGCCAGGATAACGTGCCTTGAGTTTGTCTACGTTCATTTCCATAATCTCATCAAGGGAGATATCAAGACCGATGCAGGCTTGTGCAACATACCACATGATATCGCCAAGTTCACGTTTCAGGTGAAACAGGTTATCTTCGTTCACAGGTTTACCTTGGAAGGCAATCTTCTTCATGATTTCGGTAAACTCACCTGCCTCTGCGGACATGCCTACAGCAGCAGTAAACAATCGCTGGGTAGGAAAACCTTGTTCCGCAAGTTCATAGAGACGGGCAGCAAAATGCGAGTAGTCTTGACTTTCTTTTGAGGTGACCGCATCACAGAATTCAACATACTTTTTAGTGTCAACGTTACTCATGTTCAAAAAATAAAACTTGATTTAATCTGAATACGTTACCAAAATACTTTTTGTTGGTAACGTTTTGTCCATGAAGATAGTCACCTCCATTGAACATAACACATCTATTATACCTTGGTTTAATTGATTTTACAAGTTCGTAGTATCTCTTAGGTCTCCATGGATGGAGATGCTCATGAGTGTTTCCACGATCTTGATTCTCAGATTCTTCTAGGCATCGATAAAGATTTGTGCCATTCTCTTCATCATCACTTAAGTAAATCAGTGCAGTCCAACCAAAGTCTACATGAGGCCACCAATAATTGTTTTGATAATCATTGAATGGATGATCACAAAGACTCATGTAATTGGTAACTACAAATCCATCATCATCTGCTGGTTTTTGATTGCAGAGTTTGCTCAAGAAACCATAGACATGACTGACATCTGCTGACGCATAGTGACGCATGTCATGAAAATACTCCGAGTTATGTCCAGGAGAATTTAGTTTATGGTAAGTTGCTTTTGTTGAAAGTATGAAGTCAACTACCTCTTGTGGATTTTTATAGAAATCATCGAGATAGTGAATTTCAGTATCTTCTAGAAACTCTACAGATGATTTACAATTTTCATTTAGTTCAAAAGTTGAAACCATCGAAGGACTTTTTAGGTTTAGGTTCAAAGTCTGCCGAGTCTTGACCAGAATCAAGAATGTCATCCTGTGCTGACTGCTCACAATCATACAGACGCATCTTGGCACGATCAATACCAACTACAAAACGCTTGAAGATTGTTGGATCATTGTATCGATTCTTCAATTGCTTCACCATGATTTGCCCAAGTTCCGCAAGCTCATCAGTTGAAATAAGGGCAAACATAAGATCAGCAGTAGCAGGGAGACCAAAGGACTCAGAAGTGTCAGTAAGGTCAACGTCAGAGCTAGCATAACCAGAACGAGTGGTCTGGGTGGCAGATACGATAGGTACGTTCGCTTCGACAGCCAACCCTCTAAGTTCTTCAGCAATTGCCTTGATATATGAATATGAATTGACAGTGCTGTTTCCGCGATAGCGGGAGGAAGCACATATATTAAGGTAATCAATGAAAATAATATCAGGTCTAAATGACTTCTTAAGTGCAAGTTCATTAAGAAGTGCTTTAAAGTGTCCACTGTGTGCTGATGCAGTAGGGTACTCTTTAATAATTAGGGTGCCTTGAGTTTTCTTTGACAGGTTTGTCACCTTATTCTCAAACATCACCTTCGGAAGTTCTGTTATCTCTTGGATTGGAACATTAAGAAGGTTTGCATCAATTCGCTCTGCAATCTTTTCTTCAGCCATTTCAAGCGTAATATATAGCACGTTCTTTCCACTAAGGAGTGCCGAAGAAGCGACATGGCACATAAACAAAGATTTACCGACGCCAGTGCCAGCGAGAGCAATATTAAGCGTTTTGTTAGGCAAACCACCTTTCGTAATCTTGTTGAAAAATTCAAGATCAAATGGGATCTTGTCTTCTTTCCGGTGGTATGCTTCGAAGCGTTCTTCGTAGTCTTGTAGATAGTCATGACCAATATGATTATCAAAGGAGACAGAAAGCGCCTCTGACAGGATAGAAGGGATCGCATCACGACCACGCTTCTCATCACCACCATCAGCGATGTTAATGGAGTCCATGAGTGCCAGATAGATAGCACGATCACGACACCACTTCTCAGTAGTATCTAACAACCAATCATGATCTACTGGATCATTATTGAGTTGATTGATAATATCTACAAGAGAAGAGAATGAGTCACCATTGATGTCAGTTCGTCTCTCAATCTCAATCGAAAGAATCTCTGTGGTGACCAGTTGATTATATTCTTGAAGAAAACTAGATGTCTCTTCAAAGATAATTTGTTGATGTACATCTTCAAAGTAATCTTTCTTGATGAAAGGGATTACTTTGCGAGCATAGTCCTCATTGTGTAGAAGGTTTCTTAGAATTAGAAACTCAACTTTCTCCATCAGTGTCTTCCTCGTCGTCTTGGTACTCTGGCATCAACCACCATCCATCATGTGGATCGTCGTTAATATGTTCGTATTCTTTAGGATCCATAACTGAACTCCTGCTTTGCGATCTCGTCAAGTTTCTCCATGACCTCTGGAGTGAAGTATTGCTCTGGGTCTTTGTAGATTGCCTTGGCGTAAACTTTCTTGCCGTCTATCTCATATCGACCAGCAACGTTTTTCCATAGACCTCCCAGTTCACCCAGCTCAAGAAGACCAAAATATCGATCGAGACCACGCTCATCGTAATAAAGACGCACCGTAACATCCTTGTTCTCCTTGCTCAAACGCGACTTAGCAGTCTTTGCCTTGATAAGATTTCCAACGACTGCTGTTCCATCTTTTTCTTTTTTCTTGCTGAGATGAATGATTGAAGAGGCGGCATACTTGAGACCACTTCCTCCTCCCATTTCTTTAGTTGGGACATAAGCGCCGATAACATCGTAGGTGTGATTGGTAACAATCATAGGAATGTTTGCTTGACCCAACTTGAGTGTGAGCATTCTGAAAGCACCCTTGATTAGTTGGGATTTTGTCATGTCCCGAACTTGTTTGTCGTTGAGAGCGTCAGTAATCTCTTTCTCAGTGGAAAGCATCCCCAGAGAGTCTAGCACAAACATACATGGTTTGCGTTCCTCTTCAGGTTTTTTTAAATACATGTCTACTGCTTTGAGTGCCTTACCACGGAACTCTTCAACAGTAACTACGTTGACAACAACTGTGCGGTCGAGATCAACCCCACGACTTGAGAGTAGAGACTTGTTAACAGCTGCCTCAGTGTCAAAATATAAACAATACCCATCAGGATTAGCGTCAAGAAAATTTTTGACAACGGCGAGAGAGAAAAAAGTTTTTCCAGTGCTAGACTCGCCAGCAATGGCAGTAATCTTATTCCCAGATACACCACCAAATATAGACCCTGAAACAAGTCCGTTAAAAATGTACGAACCTGTGTCCACATATTGTTCTGTGTCATCGATGTCTGCTGCTAGTTTAGTGAAGTCATCACCAATCTCTTTTACAATGTCTTTCAGAAAGTCCATGTCAAATACCTAAGAGTTTACGTTGACGTTCAAAATATCCTCGGAGAATCCAAGAACTACTATTCATTTTATCATCACCACCGACTCCAAACTCAAACTGAACTCGGGGATTATTTCCATACATATCTAGTTCTGGAGTATTACCTTTCTGGCGATCTCCACCATTACAGAATACCACAGTTTCTGCAATCTCCAAACACTTACCGATTGCACCACATGCAGATCCAACGTCATCATCAGGAACAGTGATAACTGCATCTACCATGTTGAGGTGACGTACAATCTCTGCACGTTCAACCCAAGACAAAAAGTATTGACCCTTTTTAGCAGTCAACCATTCATTAGTATTCAGACCTACCACAAGATAATCAGAGAAATCTTTGGCTCGTTTGAAGTATGAGATATGTCCACTGTGGATGGGATCAAACCCACCAGTTACTAAACTTACTTTCTTGAAAAACATTATAGCACAAATCCAAACTGTTCACGGGCAATTTTTTTGTAAGGTCCACCAGGATTGGCATCTCTAATTTCTTTAATTGTATTCATCTTTTGATATAGAGCAGCATCGCCACCCAGTCGCAGTGCGCTCACGATGGTCGCGAGTTCTTGATCGTTGATTGGCAGGTCCATAATAATATCCGTAGGTATACAGTATAGTCGATCTAGTAAATTTTTTCAAGGTTGAAATTAAAACTGATAGTAATTCTTGGACCATCAGTTTTTTGTGTTGTCACTCGATGCTGAGTAAATGCAGGAAACAAAAGCATGTAATCCTCTTCTCCATATTCGGCATATGTTTTCATGCAGTCCAGTTGTCCATATATTCGACTGTAGTTGTAAGATGTCTGAGTACAATATCTAAACCCATTTTCATTTACAAATTGAATCTTAGGATCTTCTGGTCTAAGTTTTAGAAAATAAACACCGGAAAATAAACTCTGAGGATAATCAGCTCCGGTCAAGTTTAGGTGATGATGACTTTCTTGATTTGATCCCTTTACATAATAATTATACCAACATTCATGTATTCCATAATCATGACCACGAATACCAATTTCTTTAGAATACTTTGAATATTCTTTATGAAGGTATGGATAAAGTTCCTTAAAATCGACATTATTGATTGAGTCTTTTACACTCCCAACATGAGTGCTATGGATCATACATGCCCAATCAGGATGAAGATAGTCTTTATTGTCTTGATAATTATTTTCTATTTGCATCAAAAGATCTGCCCGAATCTCTTCAGGCAGATTTAGTTTAGTATACCAAATAGGAGTTGGAAATAAATTCTTTATCATCCAAAGAAAGATTCGAGTGTAGCAGTTTTTTCAACCTTCCATCCAATAGCATCAAGGATAGACTTCAAAGGTTCCAAGAAAGATTTTTCAAACTGAAGATCATAATCAATGTATTGATTGAGACCCAGTTCTTTTGGAAACTCTTGAATGAAAGAGATAACATTTTCATGTATCTTGTTTGGTTTCTTCAGATAGAGGAACTTGATCTTCTCTCCATTCTGAATGAGAGAATATTTGTGCGTGAGTTTTTCCTGCTTGATATAGTGGTTGAAAAGAAGAGAACCACGGCAGTGAATCGGTGTACCCTTTTCGTAGATCGAGTTGACCGACTTATACTTCACAACATCAGATACAGATCTTGGAAAAGCAATCTCTTCTGGAGGGAGTTGTTTGAACTCTTTACGAGAGTCTTCAATGAAGTTGATTACATCATCTTCAGTTCCAGTCATCAGAATCTTGAATGCATCTTTGAGCATCTTTCTACAAGGTGCGGGTGTAGATGACTTAACCGATTCGATACCCATAACTTTTAGTTTGGGTTCAGCATATGCAACGCCTTCGCTGTTCCATACGTTGAGAATATATCGCTTCTTAGCGGTCCAGATGCCACGGTCAGCGATGTTCTCGCGCTTCATGAACATCTTCTGCTCATAGGCGTTTACGTACTCGGCCAACGCTTCATAAGAACCGTCAATATACTTTTCAAGTTCCATCTCACAGACTTTATCAAGGAACGCGACAACGCCTTCATTAGTTTTCTCTCTGCCGGTGTATACCTTGTCAACCAGAGGACCCATATTAAGGTAGATAGAGTCAGTATCAGAAGCAATAACATAGTCTACCTCATCAGTCTTAAGAACTTTGTTCAAATACTTGTTCATGCGATTCTCAATCCATCGGATTGATACCTGACCAGACAGAGTAATCGCTTCTGCGTTCGCTAGTTTGTAATACCGGAAGTATTGATTACCAATAGCACCATAAGCAGAGTTAAGAGAAATCTTCTTCGCCATTTGAATGTTGTTACATCTGGCGATCTCCTTTTCAAGTGCTTTAGTAGGCGTCTTCTCATAATCCTTCTTCGCTTGAATCATCTTCTTCTTGAAGATGACACGTTCCTTGTACATCTTATCCATCAGTTCTGGAAGGAATCCACGAACATCTTTGCGATACATTGCACCATTAGCACATACAGCTTTGTCGCTGTACATCTCAAAGGTCAAATCTTGATTTAAGATTTTATCAACAGTCGTAGTGGGATGTCGTTCTTCAACCAATGTCTCGGGCGAGATATTGTATTGCATAATAAGATGAGGATAAAGGCTGTTAAGGTCAAAACTAACAACCCAATCATAGACTCCCGGAATCGGTTCCTTGACATAGGCACCTGCGTACTTAGTGTCCTTTTCTGTGCGCTCCTTAGGCGGAATCACAATGTTCCGCTTCTTCAGATAATTGTATATAATACAATCCCACATTCGAACCTGATAAAACACGTCACCAAAGTTTACCTTAGCATCATATGCCATGGTCAACGCCAACTCAATGAGTTTCATCTTGTCCTCAAGACGATCGACAAGTTCTACGTCAACGATGTTGTATTCAATAAACTTCTGCCAACCATGCGTATAGAAGTCTTTGAATGTATCAAACTCTGAGTGATCGAGTTTCTTCTGACCCAGTTCTACACTTGCAATATAATCCAGTCGATAAGATTCCTGGGCTTTGTAAGTGAACTTCTTGTAGAGATCAAGATAGTCCAGAACAGTGATCCCACCAACGTCAAAGATCTCGTGCTTACGTCCTTGAATATATGTCTCTTGCTGAGTAACAAGTCCCCAAGGGGACAAACGCTTGGCGAGTTTCTCACCCAGAACGCGATTCAGTCGCTTACAGATATAAGGAACGTCATACAGTTGACAGTTCCAACCAGTGATGACCTCAGGAGTATTTACTTCCCACCATTCAATAAAGTTAGATAGCAGAGCATACTCTGTACCACACTCAACATACTTGACATTTGACTGAGTGTTGTTAAATGGTTTGATACCCCAAGTAATAATCTGCTTAGTAGCATAATCCTGCAGAGTGATCGCAAGAATCTCTTCAGAAGCAGATTCCACGTCAGGGAAACCTTCTTCAGAAGAAACCTCAATATCGATCGTAGTCAGTTTGATCTTTGTCATATCAAACTTAATCTCATCCTCAGGATACTTGTCAGAAATGTACTGACAAACATATCGATCATTTCCATAGATCTGGAAATTCTCTACCTCAGAATATTTTTTATAGAAGTCACGACATTCTCGTACAGAACCAGGTTGAATTGGTTCTACACTATCACCTTCCAGCGTCTTATATTTCGACTCTCGCTTTGAAGGAACAAAAAGAGTAGGAGAATACTCTTCACGGAACATCACATGCTCACCGTTCTCATAACCACGGACCAGGAACTTGTTCCCAATCATTTGCACGTTGGTGTAAAATCTCATTTAGTGATGTTCTGGTACTTTTCAAGCAGTGTTGGTTTGGGCTCTGTGATCGTAAGGATCTTGTCCGAGTGCATCTTGAATACACTCTCCGTTGTGTATTCTACCAACCATGGTGTAAGTGTGTCGTTTTCTCCGACAACATATGGATCATCTAATCGACAATCCGGTTCGCCAATGTCCCCACCAACTTCATCAATCTTGGAAACCAAGACCAGACCGGTGTGGAGAACCAAAAGTTTAATCATCGTAATTACCTCCCGAAGCATTCTACCAATAAAAAAGAGGGGCGTCAACTGGATTGTGCCAGTTGCCCCTCTGCGGCGACGATATTCAGTTTTATTTATAGAGTTGTAAAAAAGATTTCTGATGTGGGTGGTCCATTAGGGAAATGCGCTCCCAAGGAGACCGTTGAAAAAAAGAGTCATTACGGTCCCAATTGTAAGAGTGGCGGCTGTGAAGTTCATAAGTCGTCCTCCTTAACGCATAATTATCTATATTATACTGTATCACTATGATACACTTCTGTATCAATCACATCAGAAATTGGTCAGGATTTATAGATAATCTTTTCTGGCATGATGTTCAGGAACAACTTTGCCTAGGGATACAACTAAAAGCCCATCCTCAAAAGTAACTGATCTAATTTGCGTGTCTTCGCTAACTGTCCACTGACGTGCAAATGACCGTTGAGCCACACCCTTGTGCAGGTAGTTAATTTTTTCTTCCGTCTCTTCTTTTTTTCCTTCAATAAAGAGTTGACCATATTCGGTGTAGACCTTTAGTTCTTCTGTTTTAAATCCAGCAAGTGCTAATTCAAGTCTCGATTCTACATTACTAATTTGAATTAGATTATATGGTGGATATGATGTTGATGTTGGCAAGTTCAATCTGTCAAACGTTGCATCCATTCCGATGCTGTGCTTATTAATTTTTTCCACCAGCGCAGCAAGATCTGACGCTGTATAGCGTTGAAAAGTTCCCATTGTTCTCCTATTAGGCAGAGGGTATTGTGTGGACCCCGAAGGCATCCGATATATTTATATCACAAAACAAAAAAAGAGGTATGGTGACAACCGTACCTCTTATATGGGTTTCCGACTTTTGAAGCGACCGCACGAAAGATCGCAAAATTATTTATGACTCTTTCTCTTCAGCAGTTTTCTTTTTACCAATGTTGTACTTGGTCTCAAGAATCCAGTCTCCCTTATCTCGGTATGCTAGAACTTTAATCTGATTAAGGGGAGCGATATCAAGAATAGAATCACTATCAAGAACAGTAATCAAACCCCAGTCACACAACAGTTGCGTAATACGATTACGTCTCTGAACATCATTCACCGTCAAATTGGCATGTTTCCCGTCCAGAGCGAACAGCTCCTTGAAATGGACGATAAAATATCTTCCCTGCTTGTGCAAAATATGGCAGGACTGATAAAGTTTCTTTTCTTTGCGAGACGCAACTCCGATTCTCGTCAATGTCTCACGTACTTTCAGGAAGTCATCAGGTTCATTTAAGAAAACTTCCACCATGCTATCAGGTGTCCAGTTGACCTGAGGTTCGCTTTGACTCATGATTTACCGCCAGTTTCAAATTTCGATTTAATGTGTTCGATTTGCTCTCTAGTTAAAATCTTCAGTGCTTGAGATGCCTTTTCATTACTATAGTTATAGTATTTTTTGACACATTCAAGATCGTCGATCTTATCTTTTCTAAGCCAAGGAGAGAATCTCTTCTTTTTCCTCAAAGTATTTAGATAAAATGAATATTGCATATCTTTGTCAAGAAAGTTATACTTGTTCATTTCATTAGCAAACATCACACAGTCCAAGTGTCCGGACAGGCAGCGGTTCACAATATATGGTGGATAACTCTTGATCGCATCAGGATCTTCGATAGTCAAATCTTCTTTGGTGAAGTTGACAGAATTCAACCAGTCTTTCAGTTCCATGTTCATCGAATAATTTGAATCTCTTCTTCATCTGTCCAGAGTTCTACACGATCTCTGAAACGTCCTTCTTCTTTCAGTCTTTCATATCTCTTGGTTGCTTTCTTCTTCCACCAAGAAATAATGTTCTCAAGGTAAAACTTGTCCCAGTTCTGACCACGGCGAAGAGTTTCTTCTTCACCAAGAATCACTTCACGAACATTCTCATAACCATAGTCTGAGATATAGAAACGCTTCTGCTGAGTAAGATTGTTTGCCATCTTGATAACCTTATTGAAGGTTTCAAGTTTCTCTTGATCTTCCAGACTCTTTCGAATGATTGAGATCATCTTTGTCTGACGCTTCATCTTCTTCGATGATGCTTTGTTGTCAGTCAGTGGAGTATTGTTATTCAGGAGAGTGAATCGGTCATGAAGTCGATGGAACGCTTCATCATGTAGCAGAGGAAGAAACTTGCTGTCTGTCAAACCCTTGTAGCGAATGAAAGGTTTGAGTCCATCGTACTGTGAGGCAGACGTAGTTGACCCGTACAGGGACGTTGTTTCGAAGAGAGCGATATCCTTCTCAAAGGCGTCACTGACCGCCTCACGGGCGAAGTGAGACACGCACAGGAGTGCTAGAAGTTTGCCACCCAGATAGTTAAAACCAAAGGGTTGAGAAGGAACAATCGCAAACCCCATACAGGCATGGCGATTGAAGATCGAAAGATTCGGTTGCTTACCTAACCACACATTCCTTGGACGAGAATTGATAGTAGGGCTCCCGAAGCGAATGAAACCAATAACTTTGTTCGTGTTTTTCTCATATACCATCCATTTCAACTCTCGACCAGGAATGTTCTTCTCATTGTTGTGAGAAGAAACCACTGACAAAAGTCTGTCATATACTTTTTGATCTAGACCACCTTTTCCAACACGAACGATTTTGAAATCCATATCTTGAGGGTGGATATCTTCGTTCAAGAACTCATTGTGGAGAGGATCTAGAATGCTTTTTGCGCCCAACACTTCTTTCTTTACATACCGAAGATAGTCTTCGATAGAACTCATATGAGAGAAGTATTCAATAAATTCATCTGCTGCCCAAGAGGCATCACTCTGACCAATAATCATAATTTAGTTTGTCCAAGATACAAATGTATATCTTTCGCCCTTTGTCACAGGGCGGACTTGGTGTGGGTATAGGAAGTTAGATGGGAATATTATAACATCTCCCTCCTTCAAATGGTAGCGTGTGTCGTCAAATAAAACGAGTTCACCACCTTCATATTCCGAGTTTAATGATCCAATGATGCTAAGAACTGGAGCACCTTCTCCATATAAACCATAGATGTGATCATAATGTTTAGACATTATGTTTCCCACTTTATACCTGAGAAATTTTGGACAACTATATCCTTCCCAAGATCTAAACCATGGGCACTCTACGTCTATAACATAATTCATCAGTGTATCACTAATAGATTCAAGTATAGCTCTATTAGTGGAAGCAACCTCTTCACTTGTAAATGGTTCCTTATCACCGTTCTTTGGTTTCGCAGAACCATAACTAGTACCTGACCAACCATGTTGTTCCCAAACACCATTCAGTTTAATATCTTCCAATGTCTCTCTACACAAATCCTGAGACAAAGCATTGGTGTAAACTTTTACATAATCAGAGAGATGATTTTTCATATCCAAAAATGCATTACCATAATTTTTTTAATGCCGATTTTAACAGGACACCCTCTGTGAGGATACATGAAAGATGATGGGAAAACTACTGTTTTCCCTGCAACAGGAACAATCTTATCATTTAAGAACTCTGTCTCCCCTCCTTCATAATCATCATTCAAATATGTAATAGATGAAATGATTCTACGCCAGGTATTATTCTTAGGATGTCTCCACGTTATACTTGCATCACAGTGCCAATCATATTGCTGATCTTCACTATACCTAGCAAGTTTATTATCAACTGAATATCCTTGCCCAAGAGACTTCATAAACTGATTCGCCACCAACGGATGTAAGTGCGACATATACTTGTTTATGATTTTGTCTTGATCGGGATGGTGATCATCCATGACCCAGATTTCACGATCTCCACGATTACGTGGACTAGGTGATCCTTTCCATTCATAGAACATCTCACGCCAAGGATTTAATTCCTCTTGCGTCCAGATATAGTCATATAAAATATTGGGATCCATTACAAGAGCAACTTCTTCTCATCAGGAGTAATCAAAGGGCTTCCATAGATTTCTTTGTACTTCTTCTCGATCTTCTCATCAACTGACGCGGTATAAACCAAGTGTTCGTTCTTGATCGTCAGTTCAGGTTCATCGCGATCAATCACGGTTGCCCAAGGTGCAAATCCAACAGATCCATTTGCACTAGGAAGGACTACAAGTCCGTTTTGAATTTTGATATATGATGCGGTTTCTTCTAGAAGTTCTGCAATAACTTCTTCACCGGTCATAATACGAAACAGTTTTACATTCATTTGAATTCACACTCCACCATAAGTTCAGTAAGACAAGCAAGCATATTTATTTCCTGATCCGCAACGAACGCAACCTGATATTGATACTTAGCGAGTACAAGCACAGCAGCAGGAATAGAACCCGGAACCAGGGAATCATAAAGAGCATCGTAAATACGACGCAGCAGGACACCAGAATCATTATCCAGGTTGGAGACAACCCACTTTCGAACTTCCGAGAAATTCTTGTTCTTAAGGTCTTTAATAAGTTCATTGACCGGCACATCAGAGAAAGATGCCAAGATGGCAGAGTCAATCTTGCCGCCAGCTGAGTATCGTTGACACTCATTCAAGACTCGTCGCCAATCTGGAAAATGTTTGTTAACTAGTTGGGCAATAACTTTCGGATCATATTCCACACGCTCTGCCTCAAGTATAGTCCCGAGACGCTTGAAGAATGTGGCGGCGACGGTTTGTTTGTCGCGACCTTTGATTCCAAACTCGATGACGGAGCATCGAGAGTGAAGGGGTTCGATGATTCGATTCTTGTAGTTGCAGGTGAAGATGAACCGGCAGTTGCCACTAAACTCCTCAATACTTGCCCGTAGGAGGAGTTGTACGTCGTTTGTTGTGTTGTCTGCCTCATCAATGATGATGACTTTGTGTTTAGCAGTTGATGCAAGCGAAACGGTCGAAGCGAAGTTCTTCGCAGTGTTTCTGACAGTATCGAGGAATCGACCTTCGTCGGATCCGTTGATGACATAGAAATCAACCCCCAGTTCATTACAGAGTGCTTTTGCTACGGTAGTCTTACCGCAACCAGCGGGCCCAGCCAGAAGTAGGTTTGGTACTTCACCGTTATTTAGAAACTCTTGAAAGGTCTTCTTAATACCATCGGGAAGAATACAGTCTTCGATAGTTTGAGGGCGGTATTTTTCTACCCAAAGGAACTGGTCGCTCATAATGAAAGTTGAATAATCTTGGTAAGGTCGATCACAGAAAAGAAAGACTCAAGGGCAACGATGTCCCAGGTCTTGATTCTAACAGCAAATGGCATCATTGCCAAGTTTCCGAATAGTCTAAAACAGCATCCCCAATATACTGACACATACAAAATAAGGAAGTATCCGACAATCATACAGACACTTCCCACAATTCTCAAATTTTTATCATTCATACCCAATCTGGTTTTCTGGATCCGTCACGAAGATAATTAGATGCAACCCAAGGTTTGCTGCTAATGTACATTTTGTAAGCAGTAATAGTGTCGATGCTTGTGTCAAATTTAAACTCATTTGGCATTGCGCGAGTGAAGTCTTCGACCATGCAATAACAGGTAATTGCTTTACCAGTTTTGCGATGGAATAATTTTTTTGCTTCGAACAAAGTTTTCATGCACGAGTGTACTTTACCATATCGATGAAAGTATTCTGTACACAATGCTAAACCGTGTGCAATCAACCAGGCAGTTTTTTCATGCGACTCTGCTGCCCACTTAGTACATGGATGATTGCGGAATGCACCCTTGTCTGTTTTGTAAGGTTCACCGTTGACTCGATGAATAGGTCCCCAACCATAATACCACTTTGAATATATGATGCTGAGCATTTGACAACACTCAAGTGGCATCTTTACAATATGCTTGTCCGGGAGGACTTGTGCAGATAAGCGTGGATCTTGGTCGGTTACAAAAATGTTCATACCAAATTGGTGTTGATTAGAACTCTTCGCTTACAGTCTGACGGAGAATGTCCAGTATGTAAATGGCTTCCGTCAAAAATTAATATTCTATTTGCCTTTGGTCTTACTCGAACCATTTCAGTAAGAGTTGAAAAGTCTGCAGCATAGAACTCTTCTTCATTAGTTGCTCTTTCATTATACAACACGGTCTCAGCATCAGAGTCTGTTAGATAAAAAACTGATGAGATGTGTGGATAGTAAAAGTCAATATGAGGGGGATGCTTATGCTTGTTTGGAGTGTGGGTTACCATATCTAATCTACACCGAATCACTCTTTGAGTATCAGTTTCTAGTAAGAGGTCGGCGTAGAAAGATGCCAAGAAAGGGTGAAGGTGAGAAGATTTTCCTTCAAATAGAATTGTATGATTGAAACCAAAGTCAAATAAACTTTCTTCTCCAGGATCTTCACTTTTATATTTGGTGACGTTTCCTTGATATTCCCAGATGTGGTCTCCTTCTAAGACCTCACGCTGAATCATCTCAAAGTATCTTGGAGATAGAAAGTTGTCAATGACCTTATACATTAGCAGTAAAAGTAGAATCGGGTTCCAGTGCAACGTAATAGCACAAGTTTTGGTTGGTGCTAGTAAAGCGAGACAGCAGTTTCTCAGAAACTACAACATCATATGTGCCAGGAAGAATCTTGATGTTCTCAACTTTGAAGTTGAAGACAAACTCAGAATTAGTTTCACCAACAACAACAGAGAAGTCATTAGAGGTGTCGTTCTTCTTATCACGAACAACCAGTTTGACAACACCATTCTCACCCACAGCTGAGAGATCAGGAAGTTGATACACTGCTGCTGCTTTCAGAAGTTTGTCCAACTGTTTAGTATCTAGAGTGAAGCAAACATCTTCGCTGGGAAGTGCAATAGACTTCTCAGGAGGAGTCACAATGACGTTAGGATCAGCAAAGAAATACTTTGAACGAGAGCGACCTTCGCGGATCACAACATAAGAGTCGTTCTGAAAGTCCAGTTCAGCAGACTGGTGGAGAGACACGCCATTCAAGAACTGGTTCAGATCGTAGATACCGAAGTCCTTAGGGAAATCTTCATCAATCGTCGCCTCTGCAAGAATGTTCTTCATCACAGAGATAGTACGCAGCTGATTGCCCTGCTTCACAAGAATAGACTGGTTGATGTTGCTGAAGTTCTTGAGAAGGTTGAGGGTTTTATCAGACAGTTTCATAGTTTTAGGTCGGAGTTTCACTGAGGATAGTCGCTGGTTTGCTTGTGCAGACCAGAAAAATGATAAAGCAATACACAATAATGGATTGCTTTGAGAATGTCAAGTTTAGACTTACCATTCTTCTTTCCAAATCGGGAAAGATATTTGATTGCATTGGATCGACAGAATGGTTCTGCGTCACCGATGCTTTCAATCAAATCAAGAGTCTGCGTCTTTGATTCTTGGGAAGTATAATGTGCCTTGTAAGTACCAGAAAGATACTCAGAGATCTCTTTCATTGTGAGATCTTCATCATACTTCCAAAAGTGCGGAGGTTTTTCCATACCGGTCACATAATTATAATCCATTATATCAGGAGAAAGTTTGAACGTCAACAGAACCTTCGGGCATCTCGAAATCTGCATCAACTTTGTCATACAGTTCAAGGAATGCTTGCTTGGTTTCATCATCGAAACGATTCACGCAGACTTGAATTGCTTTACCTTTGTCACCAAAGATAGAGTATGCACGAAGGATGTGAACCAGACGGCGAGTAGAGATGATCTCTTCGATACCACCATCATAGAAGGTCTTACGGATGATATCAGCCCAGTCCACAAGACGCTGACAAAAGTTCTCATCGTGAGTGCCGACAGAAGCAGCAATGCGGAGGAGAATCTTCAATTCATTAGCAGGAGTCGGATACTCTTGCTCAAAGGTCACAGGGAAACGCTCAAGGAATGCTTCGTTCAGAACGTTGGTGCCAATGAAGCGACCATCATCAGATCCCTTACCCTTGGTGTTTGCGGTAGCGATGACGTTGAATCCTGCGGAAGGAGTCACCATCTTACCAATCTTTTTCAGGAAGACACCTTTACCTTCGAGGATCGATTGAAGGCAAAGAATCTTGTTGGAAGCCAGGTCAATCTCGTCAAGCAGTAGAATCGCACCGCGCTCCAAGGCTTCGACGACCGGACCATTGTGCCAAACGGTCTCACCGTTGACAAGACGGAATCCACCAATGAGGTCATCTTCATCAGTTTCAATAGTGATGTTGACACGGATCAGTTCTCGTCCGAGTTGGGCACACGCTTGCTCAACAGAGAACGTTTTACCATTGCCCGAGAGACCCGTGATAAACGTAGGGTAGAAATGACGGGACTGAATAATTTTCTTAACATCGTTGAAATTACCAAACTTGACGAAGGTATCATCTTTTTGAGGAACGAGGGTCAGTTCAGATGTGGGCAAGACAGCAGGTTGCTTATAAGTTTCTTCGATCTGTTCGCGAGCGGAATCAACATTCCACTTGCCGCGTCCAACTTTGTAGTTCTCAAGTCGTCGGGTAACAGTTTGGTATGCAATACCATTAGCAGCACAGTAACCACGAACATCACCAGCGGTGAACTCAGTACCGTACATGTTGGTCAGATCATCAATGATTTGATCGTCAGTCATTTTGATGGTGCGAGGCATTGTGCGTTTGTTTCAATGAAGTTATTATAGTGCAAACGCAGTAGGATCAAAGTGGGTAGTGGACAGTTCTCAAGACCGTCCAGTACGGCGTCGATACTCCCAGTACATAGCATTGAGCATCCACGACTCAGCGAGTGACTGGGGTCCTTTTTTCAGGACACGAGTCTGCTCTCTAGTCAGTTTCACCATCTTTGCATACTCTTCTTTCCAAGAATCCATGGTATTACGAGATAAGTTGGACGAATTCGCCAAGAACTTTTTTATTTAGTTTTTTGTTCTTCAAAGATTTAACAAATGCTGACTTGATCTGGGTCTTGGTTGCATCTTCACCTACTGTAAACTCAGCATTTTGTGACACAGAGTTAGCATTGATACCAAAGTAGACATCATATGCAGAAGACTTGATTGAGAAAGACTTGTTCTTCTTCCAAGATGAATAAATTTTATCATACTCTTCAGAATTATAATCACAATGCATCTTCATAAAGGAAGTAGCATCACGACCAGTGATTAAACGGAATCCTACAAAAGAAGTTTGTGGGAATTTATCCTTAAGATTGTTCAATAGACAATCAGTGAAAGAAGTATATCGATATCCAATGGAGTAAGTTGTTCCGAGTTTACGATCACGGATAAAACATCCATCGTGACGGATCTGCTTCATGCCCATGATGCTGCAGTTGCGTCGATAAACTTCAGCATAGAAAGGAACTGGGCTTGCTTCGCCGTCAGTAAGAATCACACACTGAACTTTCTCCACTTTGGTTTTCTTCTGAAAATGTGGAATGATCTGGTGCAGAGTGATCAACGCTTCATTCAAAGGAGTACCAGACAAAGAGAGACAAGGTGGTTCACGATAGTCAACACGGTATCGGAAAGAGTATGCAATGCGATAGATATCACGCATCTGTTGCTCAGACTCTGATGCTCGAACATTGCTTGTGAGAATATTCATCAGGCAATATCGATTGTCAACAACCAGATCAAACTCTTTCTTCTTTTGATGATCTACTGGAGTGAGAGCACGATTGCTGTTGTACTTTCGAGACAACCACTCATAAGTGAATGCATATACTTCGAAAGGAATAGATGCTTTCTTGCAGAACCAAATCAGATTATAAAGTTGTTTGATGGTGTCAAGCATCACATCACCCATAGAACCAGACCAATCAAGAATGAAGATCAGTCCATGATTCTTTCCGTCTGGGAGGGAGGTGACTTTCTTAAAAAGATCTTCGTTGTATTTGTAGGTATGGAGTTTGCTGCAATCAAGCATTCCAGTGCTAGAGACAGTAGCACGAGAATAAGAAGTAGCAGATTTTCGACACTCAAATTCTTTAACGAGGTAGTTGACTTCTTTTTGTGCAGACTTCTTGAATTTTTTGTAGTCATCATCGACTGTGGCAAACATATCTGGCCAGTTGCCACCTTCTCCGTACATAGAGTACATCTCTTCATGAGCATCCGTCTGCATTTTGAATGAGTCTCGAATGTGCTGATGAACTTCGGAGTTCTTGGCAATAGCAGTATCTAGGTTCACCGTGGGAACTTCAAGGTAAACATTATCATTCATGCCACGCGCAGCAAGATCAGCGATAGCATCTTCCAGAGCCTCAGTAGTCTTTACTTCAGGTTCTTCTTGCTGTGCAGTTCCGCCGTAAGACTTGTTCAGTTCTTCCATATCATTCTCTTCACCCTCAATCTGATCTTCACCAGGTCCAAGATCTTCTCCTTCGCCCTGTCCCTCGTTATTGTCTGCAGAGGGTGATTGATCGGCAGGAGCACCATTCGATCCCTGAGGCATATCCTGAGGCATCTCAGGGCGTTCTTGCATCTGCTTCTTAGAGACAGCATACATCTCTTCTGCAGCGCGATATGCTTCCTCTACAGTCTCTGCAGCATCAATCAAATTGATGATACGCATCTCTTCATCAGAGTAGAAGGGAATATCAATATGCTGACCAAGTTTGAAGTGAAGGTTGACGCGATCAGCAAAGCTCATCTTGCTAACGTCTTCTCCCTCAAGATTGAAGAAGTCTTTCTCATGCATCTCCTTGTATCCAATATGGAAAGACTTGCGTAGACCAGGATATTTTCGTTTCATTAGTTTCTCAATACGTGGATCTTCCACGATATTGAAGAAGGTCATGGGAGCAGAGCAGACTTCACTCAGTTCTTGATCAGGGGTGAAGAGTGCGTGACCAACTTCATGACCCACCAGCATGTCATACATGACATTGGATGCTTTCTCCCACAAAGGCAGAACCAGGACGCGGGTGTGGACGTTGAAAGATGCAGTCTCACACTGCTTGTGCTCAACCACCAGGTCCTCAGTGGCAAGCAGTTTGGCAAGTTGAGACTTGATTTCGTGGCGAGTCATCTGCTTTGTTCGTATGAACGTAGTATACAAAAGAACCTCGCTTGTTAGGCGAGGTCATGTGACGCTTCTTGAACTGGCGCAGTGCTTCACGCCGTGCTCTCATTGCTTGCGGTTTCAGTTTTCGTTTCTGTTCTTTCTTGCTGTGGTGTTGCCAGTTTGGAGTGGTCATCTTCCTGAACTGCTTTCATGGCGTCGTTAATCACTTTATCATACCATAGAGTGTTTTCGTCTACCATGTTTTTTAATTATTTAGGACGGAACCAACACATCCTTGGTTGGGAACCAACCCATTTTTCTGAGTTCTGTAGTGTCTGCACAGGTGACCATGCGTTCTCCAGGAGTATCCTCTACAAGAGGAAGATCGTTCATACCAAGAACTCTTGCCAGATCTGTCACCTTAGTGGCTTTGCCACTTCCAATTGGAATGATACCTCGGTAATTACTGGCGAGAATGTACGAGATAGCACGACATAGATCCTTGACGTGAATCCAATCACGCTTGTGATTAGTCACGTACTTAGCAGTCTTGTCTTGGAGCATACGATACATCATATCCTCCCGCCCACCTTCTTCAGCATAAACGGTATAGAACCGCATACCAACGCTATTGATTGGTGCCATTTGCTCATTGATCCACTTGGTCATGGCATATGGATTCTCCCAATAGTTTTCTTCTACAGAACTAGAAGAAGCATAGAGAAGACGTGTACCTGTGGTGCGACACCAGTCAAAGAGTGGTTTCGCTTTCACTACATTATTCACATAGAAAGACTCAGGGTCACGGAGACTGTCACGAATATTTGCAAATGCTGCTAAGTGAATAACAACATCATAATCGCCACCTGAGAAATCAGAGATATCATCAGGAAGATCTAGACCATGGACATGATACCCATGACCATCTTCTACACGAAGGTGATCGAACACATGCCGACCAATAAATCCACGATGACCAGTAACTAAAATTTTCATGTCAGTGTGCTGTAACCCTTTACCTTTTCAAAAACGAATGTGTTGTCAAACTGCTCTTCAAGACCAGCTTTGTGGCTTATAACAAAAATATTGCTTCCTTTCAAGACGTACTTAATAATTTTTAAGAATTCGTCTGTGCCTACGCCATCGAGAGACGAATCGAATACCTCATCCATGATGAGGAGATTTGTATTAGTAGAGTTCTTCATCCTAGCAACTTCCCGCCAGGTGAAGAGTAGTGCCAGATCGATTCTCATTTTCTCTCCCTCGCTGAAAGAAGAATAAGAAAAGTCTTCGTGGATTGGGGACTGGACGGTTTCGTTAAATTCCTCATCAAGTTGGAAGTTAATGTAAAAGTCCATCATCTGAAGATAACGATTGACTTGCTCATTTATGAGCGGTAGATACTTCTTAATGATTTTGGATTTTACGCCACCGTCCTTTAGCAGATTATACGAAAAGTCGTAGTAACTTAAAGTGTCCTTCTTAGAAATTAAATCGTTGTATGTAGTTGTAAGTGTTTCCTTAAAGGACTCTAGCTTGTCGTGTTCAGAATTTCTGTTTGCAAGGTTCTCGGTAAGTGTTTGAACTTCATTTTCAAGATCTCGGATTTGTCGATGACATCCAGAGATTCTAGTATTGTTTTGAGAAATGCCATGCGTTAGGGAAGTGATCTCCTTACTTAAGTGTAAAAATTGGCGCTCTCGCTCTTCCTCCTTTATGATTGCTTGTTCTAGTTCAGAGTAACCAGATTGCAACTCCTTTGCTTTATTTTGAGCGCCCTCAATTCTATTTACCCTAAATGACTCTTCAATATCTTGATTACATGTAGGGCATGTTACATTATCGCTGAAGAACTTATGTTCTGCAGTAATCGTTGCAACCTTTTGGGACATTTTGCCCTTCAGATTGTTCAGTTTTGCTAACGTAGATTTGCCACTACCGAGTTTTTCTGCCTCTTCTTTCTTCCGATCAAAGGTTTCTTGAAGTTCTACATTAGAGTCACTGTAAGAATCAATTTCTTTATTGAGATTCCCAATTTTAGTGGTCTTATCCACAATGTTTTTCTTTCCACGACTTTCAATTTCCTCAATGAAATTCTCCTGCATCGTGACTTTTTCTGAGAGACTCTCTTTCTTCAGTTCCAGAGTCCGTGATTCTTCTCTTACTGAACGAATCTTTTCTTTCAGCACTGTATTCATAGAAGAGAAGATTTTAATATCAAGAAGATCTTCAATAACTTCTCTACGATTAGCAGCAGACAATTGCATGAATGGTACAAAGGTGCTGCTACCCAGAATAACAATCTGAGTGAAAGACTTATAGTTCATCTTAAGAACA